GCGGGCCCAGGACGCTTGGGCTGATAGCGAAACCTTGGTCCAGACCTCAGAGGCCACATCCTTCAAGAGCCCCATGGCCGCGCCAAATCCGCCAACGCCCTGCACAAGACGGGTGAACCAATAGACCAGCTCGCCTGCGCCAACGATCAACGCGCCGATGCCGGTGCGGATCAGCGCACCCTTGAGAAACACCAGACCTGTTGCAAGGCCACGGACCGAGAGGGCTGCCGCAACCATCCCGCCAACCCAGTGGCCCGCCATGAAGCCGATGAATGTGACAGCATAGGTGCCAAAGCGCGCTAGATTGTCAAAGACCAGACGCAGCCCTTTGCCAAGTGGGCCGGTCACTTTGGCAAAATCCACCAGTAGATTAATTGTGGCCTCGATCGCGGGGGCTGCGGCAACGGCCAGCTGGTTGGCGACACCGCGCCACAAGAGCCCCAGGCGCGAGAGCGCGTCATTGGTCCGCTCGATCTGGTCAGCGTCCTGCTCGGAGACCACCACCCCGAAATCCCGCAGATCCTGCGTGGCCTGCTGCAGGGTGGCGCTGTCAATGCGCGCCATGGCGATGGAGCCCTCTTCGCCAAAAAGCTGACCGGCCACGGCGGCGCGTTCGGCCACGGGGATGAAATCAGTGATCGCGCTGTTGATAGCATCGACACGCGCATCCAGTGGCATGCCGAGCAGGCCTTTGGCAGATAGCCCCAAGCGGTCCAAAGCATCGGCCGCGGGACCGGTGCCGGAGGCGGCCTGGCTGAGCCGCCGCGTCAGGTCTTTTGTGGCCTGCTCGATACCGGACATGGACACGCCCGCGAGCTCGCCTGCGCGTTCCAGCGTCTGTATTGAGGCAACTGTCGTGCCGAGTGATTGCGCGAGCTTGGCTTGTGCATCCACCGTTTGCAGGCTGGAGCTGACCATTAAGGACCCAGTTGTCTTCACCGTGACCGCCAGGGCGGCCAGCCCAAGATTGGCGCGCAGCCAGAAACGTGCCATTCGTTGGTTGGCTGCATCCATCTCGCGCGTTAGCCTGCCGAAACCGCGCGCGCCAGCCGCGCCGACGCCTTCAAGTTCGGCGCGCACCTGCTTACCGCCGGTGGCAGACAGCCTGACAGAGACTTGTTTGGTGGCCATTTGAATGAAAGTCCTGGTTCAGATGTTCAGTGGTTCATGTCAGAGCCGGAACGGGCTTCTTCATTTGTTTTGCGTACCATCACCGCCTCGATTGGCGGCAAGAGTTCGGCCATTGCTTTTGGTGGCACACCAAGCGCGGTGCCCAGTTGCAAGGCGGCTCCCATGTCCCAGCCGATGACCGATGTGCCAGCAATGCGCAGCTGCCCGCCGAGGCGCTGGACCAGATCCCAGACCTGCCAGCCCTCATAGGTCAGCGGTGCGTTCAGGATTTGCGGGCAGTCCGGGCAGCTTTCCTGGCAGGCTTGGCAATAGGTGCCGCCCCCGCCGAACTCCCAGTCGGCAAGGGCGGTGAGACGTTTTTTTCCGCATCCAACAAAAAGCCAGAATTGACATATTTGGTCTGGAAGGCCTCGAAGAGCGGCCAGATGTCGAGGAGGGCATCAATACCCTCGGGGCTCACTGGGACGGGATTGCCTCTCTCATCACCAATGCCTGACCAGTCCTTGATGGCGATGCGTGCGATGGCTTTGGCCATGGCAAGGGCAATGCCATCGGTGTCGAGGATGGTTTCTGGATCAGCGCCGTCGCTGAATTCTTTCTCAGGCAGGTCTATCTGCCCCTGGGCCTCTTTGCGCGCGGCCATCATCAGCGCGGTGGTCATGGGTGCCACGCAGATCTGCACGCCGTGGCTGAGATCAAGCCATTGTGGGTCCGTGGATAGGGTGAGCTGCAGCATATTTATATCCTTTGTTAAATTATGTCGCCTTAGACGCCCGGATACATCTAAAGAGAGCAGAGTGATGCTTTGGATGTGTTGCTTTGTGGCCCGCGAGGAAGGACCGTATTACTTACCATGGTCCTACTTTAACAGGGTTAGACCACCCACTACGAAAACGCCCCACTCACGGCCCCCAAGCTTCAGGTTTGGGGGTTTTTTTTGCGCTACGTGGCATCAGACCGGCTAACAGGTGTGATCGCGCGCGTATGCACGGCCTTGGGGCAGGACCATAAAGGAAGAATACCAAAAAATGCATGCAACGTCTGAAACCAGCGATCAGCTGTTTGGCTTTACTGAAGTGCTTGAGGTCGTAAAAATTGAGCGGGATTGTCTGCGCGGCGAAGTCATCAGGCTGACAGATGAATTGGAGCGGATGTTATTCCGCGCCGAGCGCGCTGAGACCCGCCTTCACGAGGTTACTTTGGCGATGGTGGATATCAGCAGACAGGCCATCCTTTCTCCTCAGCGTAGCACGGTGACTGAAGTGATAATGGATGGCAGAAGTCTTCTACGGTTAGGTAACCCTGTTGGCTTTGGTAAGAGCTCTATTTAGCAGGCATGGTGATTAATAGGCCTCAATGCCATTTGCGATGGTCACGCTGACCATCGGGTCGCCATTGGCCTGCTGGGCAGCCTGCCAGGCGAAGGTGACCTGCACACCCTGCGGCCCGGAGATTTCCCGGCGTGGGCGCGGCAAAAACACCCGCGGTACGGACACGGTGAGTGCCTCGCTTGTGGGGAGCGCATAACCGAACGTCAGTGCGCAGGCCTGACCACCAATCGCCTGATTGAGCAGCGTGGTGTCGGCAAAGCGCACGGTGATACTCCCCGTCATGGCGGCGATTGACGGGTCAGCACCCTCGATTTTGCCGTCTGCGCGGATTGTCTCGATGCGATCAAGGTTGTTTTGATAATTAAGCTCAGCGCTGACGATGTTGCCGATATCGACACCATTGCGCTGCACCGCGCCGTTGAAATGACCAAAACGCTTGAGAAACAGTGTCGCGGGGGTGCCGACTTGGGTTGATGTGCCCAAATCCTCGCCTTGGGCGACGATGTCCACTGTGGATGTCAAAAGCCCTGACCGCCCCATAGTCCAGCTGAAGCTGTCCACCATGCAGCCTGAATACATCGCAAAGCTGGGTACCTCCGGCATACCCACTTCCACAGAAAAGCTGGGTAGGCTCCAGTTTCCGCTTTCAAAGACGTGGGTATAGGGGCCCTCGCCGGATGTTGTCGGTGCACCAAAAGCGCCCTTCATCCAAAACCCGTAAGCTTCGGCATCGATTGGGACAACAACGTTGCCATCGGCGGTCAGAGCATCTTTGATGGGCTCAAGCGGATCACGTCCGTACCCCAAAAGCTCTGATGCCTGTAGTGGCTGCTCGGCGCCCAGCGACGCCGTTGCAAAGGGCATCCGCGTAAAGCCGCCAAGAGGCGGAGTGCCATAGATAGTCTCGAACGCCAGCGCCATTTGCGCGCGCGCGCCTTGGGCTCTTGCCATTGTGTCTCTCCTTGAATGTCAGGTTTGTCGTCAGGTCAGCGCGTCGCTGGTCGCGTAATGCAGAATGATCGGCACGATGGCCGCCTTCAGTGTGGCCCCACCTTCAACGGGCAGATCGACCGGCTCGGGCGCTTCCGCCTCAACCCAGTCGCAGCGCCCACGCAGGGTGCGATCAGCACCGATGGCAGCACCAATGCGCCCGATCAGCCGGTCAAACCGCGCATCGCGGTCCTCGCCAGTCTGCACGATCACCTCGAGCTCTGCGCGGTGCTGATAGTGATACATGAGCGGGGACAGGGTCACGCCGGGCTCGCCCGGGTCGCCATCGCGCAGGATCATCAGGCCTGAAGGCGGGATCCGTTCCGGCAAGACCTCGCCGCGCAGCACTGGCACATGCGGTACCGTGCGTAACAGGTCCGCCAGAGCGGTCAGGATCGTTTCTCGGGATGTGGGCATTGTATTTTTTCCTACCGGCGCGGGTAGCGATGCACTTTCTGCATAGCGGCATTGTGATTGTGATTATTGTGCAGGCGCAGCAATTTGGATTATCCGGCCTTCAAGAGAATTCTCATGGTCTTTCCTCCTCCTCGGATCGTGACGGATTATAGCGGCGGCACATTTCCTCCCTGGTGGTGCCGCCGCTCTCTTTTTCTCAAATAACAAGATCACATGCTTCGTTTCTTCAGTCCGGTAGGCTTGGCTGCAGTCTTAATCTAACGAGTGGCAGGCAATCTCGAGATTAAATCGCTTCCCGTGACCGTTGGCGATGTGGTGGTGAAGGCACGATGCACAGGCTGTGGCCAGATCAATGTACAATCCTGCGAGATCGTCTTTGAAACGCCCTGATTGCGTTTGCTGTAAAATTCTTCCAC